TCGCACCAGGCTTAGCACCCGCACCCAACTTGTTCCCGGCGTCAATGAACTGGTTATACACCTCGGACGGCGCATCACCCGGACGGATCTCGTTGATGTACTCGCCCGCGTTCTTATACTGCAACTCCTCACCCTCCGGCGTGAAGACGCTCACCCCGTACATGTTCACCAACTCCGAGCCCGCACGGTTATCCACCTTCACACTCAGGTAATTCACCGCCGGGCCCTTGACGAGTGCCCGCAACTTCTCCACCTCCGCATCCGCGGCACCCGGTAGCGTCATCTCACCCTTCGCCCCCGTCGCGTTCTCCCACACATACGTCCCATGACCGAGGACCACCGGCGTTGGGGTAGGTTCGGCCGTTGTCGTGACAGGTGCTGGCTCCGGTGCTGGTGTGCTGGTTGCTGCAGGTGCCGCGCACGACGTCGCCAGGACGGCTACAGCTGCAAAGATGATGATGCGTTTCATTTGGTCCCCCTATGGTTGTGAACTGCGTTGTGATTGTAGATGGTGATGCTCAAGTGCCGCCTTCTCGGTGGCCCATTTACTCGTCGTTTGGTCGTCTTTTAATCCGTGGTGGTGCGTGGAGGTGCGTTAACTGTGATGGGCAAAAGGTGGGTTAGTTGAGTCAAAAACCGCTAGATCACGCGGCTCTGACGTGGACGTTCGGGCATGATAGTGGGGTTCCGTTAAGTGTCAAGACTTGACAAGAATCGAGAACAATGGGTTCCGGGTTCAAGTCCCGGGGGGTGCACCACATGAAAACCGCTCCAATACTGGCGAAAGTCGGGTATTGGAGCGGTTTTTTTGTTGCCCCAAAACTGCGCTACTCGTCGTTTAGTCGTCGTTTGAACGGTGATCTATCGTGAGGAATCATCGACCAGCGTGACGCGCTGGTTCCACTGCTCCAAAATCAGAGACGAGTCAGGAGCGTGCCTGTTCCGCTCGATGTAGTGCTTCTTCGTGACCGCGTCCGAACCATGCCCGAGCTGCTGGGACGCGATCAGGGATCCGCTCTCACGCTCGATGAGGGTAGCTACAGCCTTACGGAACGAAGACGGCTTCACGGGCGCCCAGGTTTCGCCCCGAGCCTCGCGCCACAGGCGCCGGAAGTTCGCCGGCTCAATAGGATCACCGTTGCGGTTCGGGAAGATCAGATCCCCCGAAGTGGTCGCCTTCCGCCGTCGCAGCACCTCGAAGCCAAAGAGGGGAAGCTTCAGGACACGCTTGCCTGACTCCGACTTCGGGAACGCCTGCCGGTGCAGACCATTCACCGAGTCGCGCTTTACCGTCCCCGTCACCGCAATAGTTCCCTTATGCCAATCCACATCCGAGAACTGCAACGCCAAAAGCTCCCCCGGACGCAAACCCGTAGCAAGGAACATATCCATCGCATCCAGCGTCGAAGCACGGCCCGGCTTATCGCCCGCCCATTCAGCAATGTGCCGGCGCAACTCCTGGACCTCTTCAACAGTCAGCGCCGAGACATGTTTCTTCTCCCCAGCCTGCATCATCACTTCGCGCACCGGGTTGGTGTCGATGATGTCGTAACGCACCGCGAGGCCCAACATCAGGGACAACACCACGCGGGACTGTGACGCCATCGCCGGGGCCGACTGCTGGAGTGTCCGCAGGAACGCCTCGCAGCGGCCCGTCGTCGCCTCCCAGAGCCTCCACGCGCCCATCCCAGGGATGATGTACCGCTCGACCTTCTGCCGGTACGAGTCCTGCGTCGCCTGCGACTGGGTAAGCGTCGGCAGCCACCGCTCCGAAAGCTCCTTGATCGTCGAATCGCGGGTCAACTCAAGCCCACCCAAATGAGTGCGCGCCTTCAACTTCTCCTTCAACGCCGCATCGGCCGCAGCCTTGGACGTCCCCTGCGCAGAAACCCGGCGCGTCACCCCGTCGAAGTCCCGAAACCTGGTCAGCGCCGTGACCTTACCCTTCGGCCCCGAAAACGTCACCTGCCCACTCGTCCCAATCGGTAACGGCGCTCTACCGCGGGGCATTGATGGACTCCATCTTGTAGCGTCCGCTTATTAGAGAGATTGCAGCTAAGGTCGCGTCCTGCATCTGCTGTCCGCTGTACCAGCGCTCAAGCTCGACATCGACATCCTTCATCGCTTGCTCCGCTGGTGACGACTGCTCAATCATGGCCACTCCCCCACTCGTCGTTTAATTGGACAATTGCAATGCTACAAGCATACCTTGCGTAAACACAATCTCCGCGATTAGGGGTGCCGCTTGCCGCCATTGTCGATGCGTTCAGCAAGCTCCTCAAGCAGCTGGTGCGTGGTCATCTCCTCCACCCCGATCTTGACCTCATGCAAATCGGCCTCTTCGTCTGTAATCAACTCCGATTCAGCGAGAGCCTGGAGAACGTTCTGATGGAAGGCGCGGGCGAACTGCACGACGAACTTAGGGTCAGCATTGAGGCCCTTCTTCCACCGCGTCATTGCGGATTCATCAAAGCCGGCGCGGGTAGCAACCTCTCGGGCCGTCATTCCATTCGTGACTCGGGTGACATAGGCGTACCAGCGCGTGATCTGCTGCAGTTCTTGGGTGTTAGGCATGCCGTAACTTTACTTGCGCCAGCGCAAGAGGGTCAACGCAAGAATGAGTCAAGTCACACGCAAGTTCCCCCCAGCTACCGCAAGGTAGCCATAGTTTTCTAAGGCCCCGACACGCCCGGCTGCGTTGCAGCAACTGAGTACACTACTTGCCCCAAAACCCCCTAGAACTCGCGGAATTTCGGAGCCGCAAGCGCGCTTGTTAATTAACACCGCAAGTTGGAGTTGCACTTGCCCAAGTAGTCCCATAGAGTACTGGCAAGAGCAAGTTGTGGTTGCGAAATCGCAACTTGTGTGATTGCAAGCTAGGGGGCATTTTTCAATTGGCTAAGCCAAAACTCACCATCAACCTTCAGACGCTCGAACGTCTCCGCGACGGCCAGCCATGGGGCACCTTCGCAAAGCAAATCGGCATCGACGCAAGCACCCTCTCTAGGGTCCGCAACGGCAAGTCTCAGCCTGGCGGCGAATTCATCGCCGGCATCGTCACCAACTTCCCCGTCCGCATGGAAGACATCGTCCAGGTAGTAGACGACGAGGTGGCAGCATGAGCCTCTGCGTAGCGCAGGACTGCGCAAACGAGGGCTTCGCGTCGGAGCCGGTACTCGGAGCAGCCTTCTGCTTCAGCCACTGGGACGCAGCCAAATCGGCGTTCACCAAGGACTACTTCAGCCGCAAGAACAAGAACCCTTACGGCGAACACAAGCGCGACCTGAAGATCTACGTCTTGATGTCCGACATGTACATCAAGATCGGGAGCTCGCGTGATCCACTGTCCCGCGTCAGGCTCATCCGCAGCGGATCCGACACGTCAGAGAAGCCCGGCGATGTGGACTTTGAAAACCTGGAGTGCATCGGATGGTTCCTTGGTAGCCGCCGCCTTGAGAAGCATCTACACCGGCAGTTCGCCTCCTACCAAGCGGCCGGGGAATGGTTCAACAGGACAGCGGAACTGGAACTCGAAATCCGGAAACTCATCTACATCGGACGGCGGGCCGCAGCATGAGCCAGCCGACCACAGAAGAACCCCGCTGGCTCACCCCAGACGACCTCTCGAACCTCCTGCAAGTCTCACCCGGCACAGTTGCCAACTGGAGGAGCCAAGGCAAGGGCCCCGCGTTCAAACGCATAGGCGGCGTTGTCCGTTACAACCCACAGGTCGTTGACGCCTGGATTGAAGCTCAGCCTTCCAAGTAACACCGGCCGCGCACAGCGCCGGCACCCGCCCACTCGGGCACTAAACCCCACCCCGTATCACCCCTACTGATCCACGATCGGAGGTTTCCCGTGAATAACTGCGCCCTTTTTCAGGAGGCTGTTGACCGGAGAGACTACGCGGCGCTGCAAGCATCTGTGGCCGGCATGAGCAAGAAAGATGCTGTGGCTCACCTCCACAGTCTCTTCCCGCACAAGGCATCTGCCTGGTTCACCCGCAATTTCGTTTACCTGATGTCATTGGACCCCACAAACCTTGGAGAAATCTTGGGGCACTCGGACCCCACAGCGAATAAGGCTGTCCGGAACGTTATGAGGGCCGCCGCGTGATGAACGAGCACCCGACGATCCGGGGCACTTCGGGCGTGTCTGAGTCTTTCCCGTTCCGCAAGTACGTCTACAACGGCACGGAGCCGTATACCCCACCTGCTCCCCGCCCGGATGCGCCTAAGTGTGCGGCGGAGGGTTGCGTGAGTGTCGTGTACGCACGGGGCCTCTGCAGCCGTCATTATCGCCAACTTCGGGCGCATGGGGTTGTTGACGCCCCGGACAAACGCAGGAAGGAGAACCGCGATGCAACCGATGGTGTTTGAGGAGGACCGGGCGGATTGGTTCGCGGATGCCAGGTTGGCGATCCTGCGGCTGTCCATCACGGAGCCCGAGTTCACTGCCGACGATCTCCGCAAGGTGCTCAGGCCGGCGGGTCATCAGAATTGGCCGGGCATCGCGTTCGGGCAGGCAAAACGGGCCGGGCTTATCGAGCCGGTCAACACGACAACGTCCAAATCGAAGTCACGTAATCACGGGTCGCTGAAAGTCTGGCGCCGCAAGAAGGAATCATGATCGCTCTAATCTTGGCCGGCGCTGTTCTGGCGGGCGTGTTTATCCGCTGGGCTGTGAAGTATGACCGGTGGGAGGCCGACCTTGCCAAGCTCGACGACGAGGAGCTCGCCGCGGCTCTCCGGGAGTATCCGGACCTGTTCGAGAGGCGGCGGCGATGAACATCTACTACTGCCCGGCGATGACGCACCCGGGCAGCTTTTACGTTGACCCGGAACCGCCGTCTTACTGCGACGCCGAGGTCGAAGAAGAAGGGCAATACTGCCCAGCGCACGAAGAACAAGACGATTACAACCCTTGGGGGGACGAATGAACACGAAGCAGAACAAGTGGCGGCCGGATACGGTCCGGGCGGCGTGGCTCCGTGAGGAAGCGGATGCCATGCTCGCGGCGATCCTGACCTTGTCCGCGGGCTCGCTGGTTGAGCCTGACGAGTACAAGGGCGTGGCGGCGTGAATGGCATCCCGGACGATGTGTTGGCGGAACTCAAATGGCTCTCGGAGCAATCTTCCCAGGTTCGCGGGTCCACCCCATTGGATGATCCCAAGAGGCGAGCGGGAGATGACTTCTGCAAGCTCGTCATGAAGACGATTGAAAACTACGGCGCTACGTTCACAAGCATCAGCCGGGCACTAGGGCTGTCCGACGCCAATGTTCGCCTCAAGGTTGGTCGCCACGGTTACATCCCGAACCCTCCATCACAGAAGACGTACCGAGGGATCAAGACAACAAAACCACTCAAGACGCACTGCAAGCGAGGTCATGCGATGGAAGGCGCTAATCTGCACATCCGCCCGGAGGATGGGAGCCGCGTCTGCGTAGCTTGCAGGCGTCTACGTGATCGTCAGCGATATGCGGAGGGCAAGCGATGAACGGCCTGGCTGTGGTGTTGCGGTTGGCTGAGGGGCTGGAGGTAGCGCCCGGTTACGAGAAAACTCTCCACGAACTCGTGCAGGGCTTGACGAACATGCTGAACGCGTTCGAGAAGGACGAGGACGATTGACCGCCTCAGCAGCCCTGACCGCCGTCCACAGCGAGGAGACGTTCGGCCTCCCACCCGAGGTCCCGCACCTGATCGCGAAGCTCCGGCTCGTCCCACCAGAGGTCCTCGCCACCATCACTGGAAAGGCAACACCATGAACGACATCGACACTTACCGCGTTCCGGTAGGCAGGGGCGTGCTGTGGCAGGCCGAGGAATACGCTCAGGGCGTCCGGTTCTGCCGCCGAGCACGCACCAAGGAGCGAGCTGCACAGAAGCTCATACGCGACATTCAGCACCTTGAGCGCACCGGCAGGGACAGCCCTTACCAGCGGTGGAGGGCATTCCGCTCAGACAAGCTGCCCCTGCTTGAAAAGGTCTCCCGCCGCATCGCCGCGCTGCTGGTGGTGGAGGCGTGAACGCACGAGCCGAACTGACCACGTTGGTCCTTGGCAAGACCGCGCCACGCGCCGCCGACGCGATCATCGCCGCCGGTTACCGGAAGCCCCGCACCATCACCACCGTTGAGGAACTTGACGCGCTGCCGGTCGATTCAGTCGTAGGCGACTGGACAGCACGGGTCTACCAAAAGGATGCCGAAGAGGAAGCACCCGAGTTCCCGTGGTGGATGATGCCCGGCGACCAGCGGCGGTATCCCGCGAAGCGCATAACCCTCCCCGCGACGGTCCTGCATGAACCGGAGGCGGAGTGATGTTCCAGATCTTCGATGCCAGGCGGAAGCCGATCCCGTTACCCGAGACCCCGGCCCGGCTGTCCGTGTCTGAGGCGATCATCATCAGCCGATCCGGCCACACCCAAGAGACGTGGGACCGCCTCACCCCACAAGAACGCGCAGACATCCGCTGGAACATCGGACTAGGAGGCGCGGCGTGATCCCCTACATCGTCGGAGCCGCCGTGCTCATCGTCTGCATCTGCCTGCAATGGAGGAAACCATGACCGACGTGACAGACCGGCTCGACGCCATCCAGAAACGGGCCGACAAAGCCACACCTGGACACTGGGAAGCTTCAACGGGTATGGCGGACGCGGCCATCGTGTTCATGCCTGACGGTTACAGCTTCAAGATCAACGGGCACCCCGACGCCCGTTTCATTGCAGCTGCCCGTGAGGATGTCCCGTTCCTGTTGGACCTGGCCCGGAAACAACAAGCCGCGCTCGACCGGGCGCACGCTTTGGCGGACGAGATGGATCAGGTTCACGGCGCGATCCGCGGGCACGTCACCACCTACCAACTCCGACAAGCACTGGGCGGCGATGATGCCTAAGACTCTGCCTGGTTGCGGCGCCGACTTCTGGACCCGCCGCACCAACACCTACGCGGACTGCTCGTGCCCGCCAAGCCGGTACTCACCCACCCAGCCGCGACCCACAAACCCCGACTGCCCAACCCACGGAAACAAGGACACCCAATAATGTGCAGCTTGCAGGAACACACGGCCCGTTCAGCCCGCGAACACGAAGCCCAAACCCAGGAACCCATCTACACCGCACTCGCCAACGAGTACGGGATCCAGTGGGAACCGATAACAGCTGATCTCTGAATCTAAACCCGAAACGACTGAGGCTCTAGGGCCTCTTTTTTATTGCCCAAATCTTAGGGGGAACTATGGCTTTCGAGCCAGGAATTTACGACGGCATCAAGAACGCCGCCTATCATGCGGATCCGGCTCTCGGGTCCACGTCGCTCAAGACGCTCGCCACCAAAACGCCCGCGCACTACCAGCACAACCTGACGCACCCGAAGTTCTCGGACGCGTTCACCTTGGGCACCGCAGTCCACAGTTTGGTGCTTGAGGGTGACGCTTCGAGCGTGACGGTTGTCGCCCATGACAACTGGCTCACCAAGGATGCTAAGGCAGCCAAGGTTAAGGCACTCGCTGCGGGTAGGCAGCCGCTGCTTGAAAAGGAGTGGCAGCAGGTCATGGATATGCGCAACGCCGTCATGAACCACCCAGAAGCACGCGCCCTGTTCACGGGTCATAAGGCTGAGCAGTCGGTGTTCTGGACGGAACTCGACGGACTCGCGCTTAAGTGCCGGCCGGATGCGTGGAGGCCCGGCCTGCTCGTGGACCTCAAGACGACGGTCAACGCGGACCCTAACGAGTTCGGGAAGACGGCGCACAACTTCGGATACCACCAGTCAGCGGCGCACTACATCGACGGCGTGCAGATGGTCACCGGGGAGCGCCTGCCCTTCCGGTTCGTGCTGGTCGAAAAGACCGCACCCTACCTCGTGTCAGTGGTCGAACTCGACTGGGAAGCCATCGACTACGGCCGGCAGCTCAACGACCGCGCCAAACGCATCTACCGCGAATGCTCGGAGTCCGGCAACTGGCCAGGCTACCCGGCAACTGAACCCATCAGCCTACCCAACTACGCCGTCTATGAGATGGACGAACTACTCGGCAACACCGATCTGGAGTTGAACATATGAAAATCACAGCAGAACCCCGATCAGACCAATGGAATGCTGAGGACTTCCTTGGAGGCTCCAGGGTCTTTACCGTCGCCGGGGTAAAGACCGGGACGGCTGAGCAGAAGTACGACATCGAACTCGTGGAAGGCGAGGGCAGGGTTTGGCGCCCACCGCTGACCATGCTCCGTGTTCTCTTGGTCGCGTGGGGCGACGAAGCATCAGCGTGGATCGGGCGTAGGGTTGAGCTTTTCCAGGATCCGACGGTGCGTTTCGGTAAGGACGCGGTCGGCGGGATTCGTATTGCCGCGCTGTCCCATATTGACGCGCCGCTGAACCTGAAACTGACGGCCACGAGGGGCAAGCGCGTGGCTTACACGGTGCAGCCGTTGAAGGAGGCACCCACCCCGAATCCCACCCGTGATTGGTGGGTGGAGGCGGACGCGCTGAAGGGCCGCACGGACGAGTTGCGGGCCCTCTACATGGACGCACAAGCCGCCGGCGCAGACCCCGACACCCTGGCTCACATCAAAGCGGCGGCGGGCGCGTGAACGGCTCGGGAGAGGTCGTGTCGGTGTCCATCATCGCCGGGCCCATCGAGCGCCGCCCCGGCACGAGCAGCTTCGGCAGTCTCGTCCGCATGGGTGACGGCAACATCTACCTACAAATCACACCGGAAACCGCAAAACAGTGGCTCCCGGTCATAACCGAAATATCAGAGAGCGAGTAACACATGGCTGGCGAAACAACAATCACTCTTATTGGGAACCTCACCAACGATCCGGAGTTGAGGTTTAGCCCCTCCGGGGCTGCGGTTGCAAACTTCACAATCGCTTCGACTCCACGGACCTTTGATCGCAACAGCAATGAGTGGAAAGACGGGGAAACGCTGTTCCTCCGGGCTTCCATCTGGCGCGAAGCAGCTGAAAACGTGGCTGAATCACTCACCAAGGGGATGAGGGTAATCGCATCGGGTGTCTTGAAGCAGCGCTCATACGAGGACAAGAAAACCCAGGAGAAGCGCACTGTCATCGAGTTTGAGGTTGACGAGATCGGCCCGTCCCTGAAGTACGCGAACGCCAAGGTCAACCGCACCCAGCGAAACAACAGCGGCGGGTTCAGTAACAACCAGCCCGCCACGCAGCCCAATACGGGTGGATGGCCGGCGGGCAACGACTCGCAGGTTCCTTTCTAGACGTACCTCACACCAACCAGCCGCCACTGTGCGGCTTTTTCTTTGCCCGTTTGGCGCCCGGCACTCGTCGGGCGCCCGGGCCGAAAGGACCATCGTGAAAATCTTTTGCCTCATCGGCCTGCATCGCTGGGAGTACGTGCAGACAAGCATTCGGATTCCCGGGTACTTGCGCCGCATCTGCCTGCACTGCGGACGCGCTGAATACAACCCCGGGACGACGCTATGAGCGGCGCTATGGGATCGCATCAGTCGGCGCGGATGGAGACGGACGTGTGGCTCACCCCGCCCCACATTGTGGAAGCTCTGGGCCCGTTCGACCTCGACCCATGCTCCCCTATCGGTCGCCCTTGGGACACCGCAGCGAAGCACTACACCATCGAGGACGACGGCCTCTCTCACGAGTGGGAAGGCCGGGTTTGGATGAACCCGCCCTATGGCAAGCAGGCGGCGACCTGGCTCGAACGGCTCGCCAAACACGGCGACGGCATCGCTCTCGTGTTCGCACGCACCGAGACGAAGATGTTTTTTGACTGGGTGTGGCCCTACGCATCCTCCATGTTGTTCATCGAAGGACGTTTGCACTTCCACCGCCCGGACGGAACCCGCGCCAAAGCCAACAGTGGCGCACCCTCAGTCCTCATCGCATACGGACACGGGGCCGCCCAACGACTCATCACCTCAGACATCCCCGGTGCCCGCGTCGAGATCGGCCCCGTCTCGACGGTGAACGCGTGACCCCGTGTGGCCGCGGGTGTTGCTTCACCGGCCTACAGGTTTGTGCCAAGCAGCGTGATTGCGCGTGCCATTGGGGCGACTTGAAGCCGGCGCCGAGCATCGGGGAAACCGCAGCACGCCACAGGGACCCAACGGCTAACCAGGCCATAGCGAACATTATGCGCGCCCAAAAGCAGAAGCGCCGGGCACGACCCAACAACCCGAAGGAGGACCAGTAAATGAACATCCCAGACGAAGCTGTAGAAGCGGCGGCGAAAGCCCACCTTGCCCACAAAGCCGTCCGCAGCCCCGGTAACGCACTAAACGCCATGCGCACAGCCCTTGAAGCGGCCACGCCGTATCTCCTTCGCAGTGCAGCCGACTACTTGGAGGAGCGCTTTGACGACCGCGAGCCGAAAGATTATGCCGAGCAGCAGTATCAGGCCGGATACGCCGACGCTGTAGCCCGCCTGCTACATCGTTCTGCGGGGGCCGTGTAGTGGCGTACATAAGGAACGCTCCGAAGCGGAATCTTGAGGCGCTTCGGATTCAGCAGCAGATCGCGGCGGCTGCGTTGGAGAAGGCTGAGGCTGAGTTGGCTGAGATTGAGGCGCAGGAACGCGAAATCATCCAGTTGCAGCGCCGGAAGGTTGAGACTGCCCGCCGCATCCAGGAAACAAAGAACCGGGTCGAACTCGCCACCCGGAAGCTGGCCGAACCACCCATCGTCTTCGGCGGCAGGGACGGACTCGAAGCAGCCGCCCGCGAATCCGCACGATACGACAAAAGACGCCGCGTGCTCACAGGAGGGAAAACATGAAACCTTACTACTCTGACGACACAATCACCCTGCATCACGGCGACGCGCTCGATGTGGCCCGCACACTGCCGGATAAGTACGTGGACTGCATCGCTACCAGCCCGCCTTACTACGGCCTCCGCGACTACGGCAGCAATGGTCAGTATGGCCTCGAAGAATCACCAGGCGCCTACGTCGAAACCATGCGGGCGCTATTCTCCGAACTGCGCCGCGTGCTGGCGAATGATGGCACGCTCTGGCTCAACATCGGGGACACCTATGGCAAGGGTAAGCAACTGCTAGGAATCCCATGGCAAGTCGCCTTCGCGCTCCAGTCAGATGGCTGGATCCTCCGCAACGCGATCATCTGGCACAAGCCCAACGCAATGCCGGAGTCTGTTAGGGATCGTCTGAGTTGCCGATACGAGCAGTTCTTCATGCTCTCCAAGTCCCAGCGTTACCACTTCGACCTTGACCCGATCCGCGAGGAGTTAGTAACGCTCAACCCCGACGACCCGTCTTTCCGTGCGAACGGGAAAAGCACCAAGAGGCGCAAGAAAATTGGCGTTCCGCCTGGCGCGAATAGCCAGACTATCGAGTCAGGGGCCGAGCGCAAGGCTGACCGCGGCAAGAACCCTGGTGATGTATGGAGCATTAATACGCAAGCATTTGCCGGGGCACACTTCGCCGTGATGCCCCAGGAGCTCGCCCGCCGCGCCATAGTATCCGGATGTAAACCAGGGGGGACCGTGCTTGATCCATTCAGCGGCTCCGGAACGACGGGACTTGTCGCACAAAACAACGGTCGCAAATACGTCGGCATCGATCTGAGTGCCGATTACCTGAAATTGAGCCTAGAGACGCGTCTGCAAAACGCAGCGCTCAACTTTGGAGAGACAGCATGACCTCTGCCGCCCATGAAGCCCGTAAATCAGCCCGTCGTGCGGCGGATGATGCCCGCCGACAACAACAAGCCCGTGATAGGAAGATTAAATGAACATCAGCGACGAAGTAGTAGAAGCAGCAGCGAGGGCTGGGTATAAGGTCGCGGTGTTCGCGGATGAGACTGCCTCATGGGACGACCTTAGTGAAGATCAGTGTCAAGTATGGATCGACGACGCACGCCACATCCTCGAAGCCGTTGCCCCGCACCTCATGGCGCAGGCGTGGGATGAAGGGGCTGATGCGGAGTTCCAGAGGTCCGTCATGAAGCGGCAGCGCGATGCCAACCCGTACCGCCAATAACCAAACCAGATCTTGCAAGGCCCTCACCAACCTGGTGGGGGTCTTTTTCATGCCCAACAAGAGAGGAATACCAAGTGAGTGGTCATGCACCTGTTGCCGCGTGCGGCACGAAATCGGCTAAGGCGAGGCATAGGCGCCGGGGAGAAACCTGTGAGGCGTGCGCACCCGTACAGCGGCCCATGCAGCCGTGTGGGACACGCGCCTCGTATAAGCGCGGTTGCCGGTGTACGCCCTGCACCACCGCGCACCGCGAAGACCAACGAGCCAGGGCAGCCACATACCGGGCCGCCCACAACATGACATCAACAGGCGGACGCAAACCGGCACCATGCGGCACCACACAAGCCCGCAAACGCCACAAACGCAAAGGCGAGACATGCCAGGCATGTGAAGCCGCACGCCCCCAACCCAAACCCATCGCACCATGCGGAACCCCCGCAGCCTACCAACGCCACAAAAAACGCGGCGAGGAACCCTGCGACCCCTGCACCATCGCCTACCGGGCAGACCAAGCCAACCGCAAACGCACAACCACCCAGGCCCGCAACACCCTCACCACCGACGAACTAGTGGATGAGATCCGGTTCCTCCTCGGATGCGGAGAAGGCGAACACCGCATCCTCCAAGCAATCGGGTACGCCGGCCGCTGGAAAACACTCCGCGGCCGACTCGTCCAAGCCGGATACGGAGACGTAGCCGACCAAGTACTCGTGCCATGGGACTTGGCTGCATAAAAGGCTCGCATTATGCCATAGAAAAATGCGGAAATCGCAAACAATTTCGATAAACTGAAGGAACAACGAAGCCCCGGATTGCTACCAACAATTCCGAGGCTTCTGACCGTCCTTCTGAAACGACCAGAAAGGAGGGCTGAACGTCATGCTACCCGACGCAGCCCCCACCGTCACCAGCGACCGCAAAGACCTTGCCAGAACCTTCCTGAAACTCGCCAACGGCCAATACCAGGAACACCGCCAGCACCGCGCCTACTACGCCCGAATCGCACGCGAACACGGCCTCACCCACCAAGACATCGCCGACGAATACGGAATCACGGAGGCTGCAGTCCGCGCACTCATCAAGCGGGCGGCAAAGTAATGCCATGGTTCAAAATTGATGACGCATTCCACGGGCACCCGAAGGTTATGGAGCTGTCTCCGGCCGCTGTAGGTATTTGGACACTCGCCGGCACCTGGTGTGCGAATTACCTAACGGATGGGGAAATCAAAACAAACGTGGTCCGACGATTCGGAGCAACCGACGAGATGATCCGGGAATTGGTAGATGCCGGATTATGGATTGACCTCGGCGGCGCATACCAGTTCAAGGATTGGGCCGAATACCAGCCACTCAAGGAAGAAGTCGAGGCCGAGCGGAATGCTGCACGGGAGCGCATGAAGGAAGTCCGCGCCCGCAAGAAAGGCGTAGAGCGTTCGGCCGAACAAACTCCGAACGTTCAGCCGAACAACCTAGGAACGTTCGGAGGAACTTCGGAAGAAGTTCCTCTTACCCCGACCCTTCCCATCCCTTCCCATCCCGACCCAGCCCCTTCTTCTCGCCGCTCGCCAGAACGACCACTCCCGGACGACTGGCGACCAAGCGAATCCCACGAAGCAAAAGCGAGAGAAAAGCACTTGGACGTGAACCTTCAAGCGGAGGCATTCCGGAACCACGCAGCCACCCATGACCGGCGGGCAAGGAACTGGAACGCAGCATTCAGCAACTGGCTCATCAAGGCAACACCTGGCACTCCCCCGCAGGCCAGGAACGTCCCGACTCACTACGGATGGGCGAACCAATGAACACCCTCACCATTGACCCCGAGAAGCTCGTCATCGGGGCCTGCATGTTGGCCGCCGACGCGATCCGGTTCGCTTCCGAAGTGCTGGCGCCCGAGGACTTCCGGTCGCACAACATGGCCGAAGTGTTCCGCGCCGTCGTGCAGACCCACAAGGCCGGCGACTTCGTGGAACCGTTCACGGTCTGGACAAGGCTGACGCAGGCCGGCGTGAAAGACATCCCCATCACGGACCTTCACGAATGGACGATGCTGGCCGGGTCCGCGGAATCCACCGCAGTCTACGCACGGGAAGTCAAAGAGCTCGCCACCCGGCGGCGGATGTCGATGGCCGCGGCAAGGTTCACGCAGAACCTCTCAAGCACCGACGTACCAACAGCGCAGACCATGTCGGAGATGCTCGAAGCCCTCAAGGACATCCGGGACAACTCCACGGACAAGAACATCCGGGCCCTCTCGCTCGGGGAGATCCTGGACATGCCGGACACGGTTGAGGACTGGGTTATTCCCGGACTGTTGGAACGCGGCGACCGGCTCGTCCTCACCGGCTACGAGGGTATGGGTAAGACAACCTGGATCCGGCAAATTCTGATCTGCGCCGCGGCTGGTATCCACCCGACAACCCTTGACCATATCCGGCCCGTGAAGTGCCTCGTGGTCGATGTTGAGAACTCGGTGAAGCAGTGGCAGCGGCAAACCTCACGGATGGCGGCGACCGCAGTAAAGCACGGCGTCACCTCGCCGCGGGAGAACCTGCACATTCACTGCCAAGGCCGGATGGACATCCGCAAGGACAAAGACCTCGGGCTTATCCACCGGCTCGTGGATGAGCATGAGCCGGAAATCCTCGGTATCGGCCCGATCTACAAGCTGACCCCGACCGCGATCAAGAACGACGAAGAAGCGGCCCCAGTTATCGCGGCGCTCGACTCGTTACGTGACCGCGGGTTGGTGCTCGTGATTGAAGCGCACGCGCCGAAGATGTCCAACGGGCAGAGGGACCTCGCGCCCCGTGGATCAGCAGCACTCATGGGCTGGCCTGAGTTCGGGTTCGGCCTCGCACCAGGGAATGAAGAGGGAAGCAGTGCGGATGTCGTGCGGTGGCGTGGCGACCGTGAAACCGGACGCGATTGGCCCCGAGGGCTCGAAAAAGGCGGGCCCTTCCCGTGGACCGCTGACAACGTCCACCCGGCAACCCGGCAAAAGTACTACGGCTACGACAGCCAAAAGGTCACCTTCTGATGGCCCGCCACAACACCACACACCACAACGAAGCCGACCCAACCCGGGCGGCTTTTTCGTACCCAAAAGGACCCGTCATGACCCTCGCCCCGCAAACCCCCGTCCGTGTGGTTGCCCGCTGCGGCCACTACCACCAAACCGGCACCATCGACACCATCATCGAAGGCCAGGACCACCCCTACGCCGTCACCGGACTCGCGGACTGGCCACTCTGGTTCTCCGCAGATGAACTAGAGGCTGTTCACAAGGCGCAGGAAGCCGCATGAACGGGACAGAAGGGGCTGAAGGGGTGCCTGAGCACGGTGAGGAAAATGAGGCGCTTAGCAAGCGCGTTCCCGGCTCACGAGTAGCCATCATCGACATTCCCGCCCCGTGCGACTTCATCAACTCCAACCAGCGGCTTCACCGGATGGCCCAAGCCAAACTCACCAAAACCTGGCGCCAAGCATCCGCCACCGCAGCCCACGGGCTCAAACCATTCACCAAGCGAGTTCACATCACCGCGCACATCCACAAACCCCGCACCGGCCGCTACGACCCCGGCAACCTCTACCCCACCGCCAAAGCCATCCTCGACGGCATCGTAGACGCCGGCCTACTCACCGACGACGACCACAAACACGTCATCGGCCCCGACATGCGACACGGCGGAAAAGGCGAGGCCCGCATCATCATCGAAATCACGGAGGTCCCGAATGACGAAACGTAAACCGGGCGGCCACCCAGCCAAACAAGACGAAGCCACCGCCAAACTCTTCCGGACCATGCGGAACACCGTCGAACTCATCCGCGACCTCGACGGGCGCTTGACGGATGAAGCCATGCTCAAACTCAAAGCCGCAGCCCTCGGAACCATGCACGCCTACTCCGAACTAGCCGGGCTACCCGCACCAGACCAAATCATCGGAGGAAAACAATGAGCAACCTGCCCCGAACCATCATCGAGTTCACCGACACCAAGAGTCCAGACCCCGCACTCGCGCACATCACCCGGCAAGTCAAGGTGAATGGGACGCCCGTACTACTCGCGGAAGACGGCGTGGAAATCGAATACGGGTACGGCGAAATCACCAAAGTAACCCTCACCATCCTGCCGACAGAGGTTCACTTCACCGCGGGGAAGGGATAACGAATGAGCCAGGAATGCACCACGGAGGACTGCCGGAATTTCACGTCCGAATATCTCTGTACCCAATGCGTGTCCGACCTGCAACAGTGGCTCGACCGGGTGCCGGACATGCGTGAAGAGCTCTTCGTGACCATGGCGAGGCTCGACGCCATAGCCCCACGAAACAGCGGCGGCGGCGGTGGCACAACCGAAGCCCCCGCAGCTGTGAACCACGGCGCAATGGACGTTCGATACGCCCTCGCCGTATGGGAAGGCCAGGAAGCCCGCAAGCTTGCCGAAGATAAGTTCGCGGGCGGATTCCTGCCAATGCTCCAAGAACTACTGGCAAAGGCCGAACGCATCATCGACCTGCCCACGCAGAAAATCGTTTACGGCCCATGCCAGGCGGAGACGGGCGCCGGCGAATGCGAACAGCAACTAAAAGCCGAACCGGAAGACGAAACAATCACCTGCCCGGCTTGCGGCGCTTCCCATAACGTCGAATCCCTCATCGAGGACAGAACAAAACGGACACGCGGAAACCCCATGCCGCCAAAAGAAGTCCGGGAATACCTGATGAAGACCACCCGCACCTACGTCACCAAAAAAGACATCGAGAATTGGGTAATGCACGGGCACATCAAGTACGTTCTCGCCCGCGTAACGACCACCGCCAAACCGCCGCGAATCTACTACCCCGGCGACGTCCTTTCGACACACCACAAGATGAAAGACAGAAAGCGAGCCGCATGATATGGTTGCACTAAATCTTGGGGAAAAACTCTGTCTATCGCCAAGACACATAAAAACCCCGCGACGGGTGCAACCGTCCGGGGCCATGGCAACCGCTTTAGAGGAGCGATCGCAATGACCATTAGACCAAAGCCTTTCGACCACCGCAAGCTGATCTTCATCGAACCAGGAGAACATCAGCCACAGCGGTGGTTTTTTGATCCCGCCGTGCCAGTCGTCCAACGACCCGGCTACCCCGAATGGATGCGCCGATCCGAGTGCGTCACCCCAAGCTGCCAATTCGCCGGCGGGCACCTCAACACCAACCTCTGCGAAGAATGCGCATGGAAGATCTGGGCAGCCTTCACCAACGCTGACAAACTCCCACGAGCCGAAACAATCCAAGCCAAATACGACGCATGGAAAGCCCGCGAAGACGACCGCGCAACCATCCGGGAAATCACAGTAGTAGATGCCCCCACCGCGCCAGGCATAAAGAACCTCAGCGGCTACATCTACTACCTGCTAATCGGCGAACTCGTGAAGATCGGATACTCCTCAAACCTGGAACAACGGATGAGGCAATACCCGCCACACTCCAAACTCCTAGCAGTACACCCAGGAACAATGCGCACCGAACGACAGATGCACAGCATGTTCTTCAACAGCATCGTCAAGGGCAAGGAATGGTTCGCCATAACCCCAGCCCTCATCAAGCACATCGAAAACGTGCGCAATAGATTCAACACTTACGACGTATCAGAGGATCTAGAAGACCTCCGAGACGCCGCATAACCGAGACATAAGCCGCCCCAATTAGGGGCGGCTTTACTCGCGGGCTGCATGGTGAGCGACGACCCCCCATAGTCGCTGCAGGTTCGACTCCTGCCAGCCCACTGGACGAACACCCAGCCGACTAACAACCTGACGAATGCGGCCCTCGGTAAGTAGTCCACCCTTCAACAACTGGAGGTAAGCGATGGACGAGCTATGTGATCGGCATCCAAGCGCAAGAGCCCAAGCCAAAGTAACCCTGCCATCCGGCGGGGTTCTTTTTGTATGCGGTCACTGCAGCCAAACCCTCAACTTCGGCGATGACTTCCTAATCGAGTACGCAATGACCACCGTCTAGACCCAAACAAAAATGCTCCCGCGCTGCGCTAACAGCCGGGAGCTTGACCGAATCTCTGGAGGATTCGATATGTCCACGGTATCACTACCCAAATATCCTTCAAGGGCCAAGCCCAAGCAGGATAAGAACTGCGCGGTTTGCTCTGCACCTTTCAGGACCGGCGACTCACGCAAGAAATATTGCTCCAAACTGTGCCACAGTCGAGCCAGCGACGCCCGCCGCTCCATCCATAACCGGGAAGCTGTAGGACTCGATAAGCCGTACAACTGCCGCGAGTGCAACATCCCGTTCATGCGGGATACGCGCCGAAAGGTTTACTGCTCCGACAAATGCAAAGACACATACTGCGGCAAGGCACGAGTCAAGGCTAGGCGTGCTGCTCGCGGAGTTCCAGACTCGGCCACCTGCATCATTTGCTTGACCGGCTACGAACCACGCGCACTAAACCAAGAGACCTGCGGCCATCGTCCGTGCATCGAGGAGCAAACGCAGCGGCGTAGGACCGCACCTTGTTTAGGTTGTAGCGAGCCAGGCCAATACGCCAAACGAGTCAGAGACGCCGGCTACTGCCGCACTTGCAAACCTGTCCTGCGTCGCGCACCTATGGCGCTTGCAACTATGGACGGCGACTACCCGCGGATCCTAGAACTACTGAAAGCCCGGACAATCAGAACCGCCGATGGGTGCTGGGAATGGCAAGGCCCCAAGACAACCGGCGGATACGGTTGCGGGTCCGGCGCTGAAAGGCTCCCGGACGGGTCTACTAAGGCGAAGATGTTTATGACCCATAGGCTCGCCCTTGAATGCAAGATGGGGCGTCCACTGGGCGCGCACCAAGCGCACCACATCTGCGCGAACACGTTGTGCTGCAACCCCGACCACCTACAGCCCGTAACTAACGCCGAGAACATGGGCGAGATGCGAGCGAGGAAAAGCTTCGAAGCGCGCATCGCTGAACTCCAAGCAGCTCTCGCAAAGTACGAACCAAACCATCCACTGATATGGGCAGCATGAACACCTCATGGTCAGGGCAACGACGGTCCTTCCCTTCGGATGTCCGCAAGCAGATCATGGACCGCGACAAATGGCAGTGCCAAATCAAAGGTCCAACATGCTTAGGCAAAGCAACGCAAGCAGACCATCGCTTAGCCCATGCAGAAGGCGGAACTGACGACGTGTCGAACGGGCAAGCAGTATGCAAGCCATGCCACGACGCAAAGACACAGCAGGAACGCAGGAGGGGCATGCAGAAGCGCTCTCGCAAGCGACCAGGCATGCAACACCCCGGAATGAGATAGGGCACCACCCCCCCCCCCCGCCCCGTGCGCTGGCACTAGCGGCATAGGGCCTGACAGGCTGTATAAAACCCAAACCTTTCTCACGCGCACGCGAAGGAGGCTCTGATGGCTGTTGCTGGGCGTAAGCCGGCCGCCTCTGGGCAGACAAGGCACCGTGTGAAGCCTTCCGCGGATTGGGTGGAGGTGCAGAACGTTCCTTATGCGGGGGACGTTCCTGAGCTTCCTGAGCAGCGCACGGTGTTGACTCGTGACGGGCAAACGTCGGTGGAGATGCAGCCGATGACGCGGCGTTGGTGGGAGTCGGTTACGCGGATGCCGCATTGCGTGTTGTGGACTGAGTCTGACTGGATGTTCGCTCTGTCTACCGCGACTGTTGCTGACGCCGCGTTCTGTGGGATCGCTTCCGCTGCCACGGAGCTTCGGAACCGGGAGAAGGTTATGGGCACGACAGTTGAGTACCGCCGCGATTTGCGGATCAAGTACGTTGACGTGCCGGTGAAGGAAAAGCCTGCGGAGGTAGCTAACATTGCGGACTACCGCGACCTCTGAGGTTCTTCCTGGCTATCGCATTGACCCTGCTACCGGCGCATGGCTGACAATTCCTTGGCCGTCTAAGTCTGCAGAGAAGGAACTTCTGCTGGCGTCGTCGCTGGGCCCGGATCTTATTGACTGGGCTGAGTGGCGGACTGATGAGCCGGGTCTTACGGATTATCTGACGGGTAACCCGTGGCGGTTCACGCCTGGGCAGAAGCGTTTCATCATCCTTTGGTATGCCTTTGATGCTCGCGGCCGGTGGTTGTACCGTTCGGGCGTTAAGCGTGGCGCTAAGGGTACTGGCAAGGACCCTTTCGGCGCCGCTATCTGCGACATCGAACTCGTTGGCCGTTCCCAGCTTGTCCTAAATGAGGACACGGGGTTATTCGAGGGTATGCGGCACACGATGCCGCTTGTCCAGATCGCTTCCAACTCCGAGGCTCAGTCAAAGGATATGCTCCGCATCGCTAATGGCTTGTTTGGTCGTGAGGCTCGGGACTATTTCAACATCGACTGTGGCGAGACTCGCACTATCTTGAAGGACGGCGGGCGCCTTGAGGTGCTGACCGCTTCTGAAAAGTCTTCGGAAGGTGACCCGGCAACGTTCATTGCCTTGAACGAGTCGCACCATATGACGGAATCTTCCGGCGGTCACCGTATTGCTGAGGTTGCCCGACGAAACGTCGGTAAGTCACCGGCGGCTTTGCAAGCACGGCTGTGCGAGTTCACGAACGCGCACCGCATGGGAACCGACTCGGTGGCAGAGCGCACGTTCAACGCGTGGCAGGCGCAGGTTTCCGGGCATGCGCTGCGGCAGGACATCTTGTATGACTCGGTGGAAGCTGATCCTGCTACCCGGCTGCATGTGGAGGAAGAACTTACTGCTGCGCTGGCGGCTGCTTACTCTGATGCGCCGTGGGCTGACCTTGAGCGGCTTGCGGATGAGGTTCTTGACCCGCGTACGTCTCCTGGCGACTCGATTAGGTTTTATCTGAATGGGCTCGCCGCCGCGGAAGATGCGTGGGTTGATCCTCGGAAGTTCGACGCGCTGGCGGACGCGAGCTTGTCCCTGGAACCGGGCGAGCAGATAGTCATGTTCCTTGACTGTTCCAAGTCAGAGGATGCTACGGGCCTAGTTGGTTGCCGGCTGTCGGACGGCGCGGTGTTCCAGCTGGGCGTGTGGCAGCGGCCGCATGGTGACCGCGGTAAAGGCTGGCTCGCGCCTCGTGAAGAGGTGGACGGTGTTGTGCGGCGTTCTTTTGACCTTTACCGGGTTGAGTGGTTCGGTGTCGACCCGTCCCCGGCGACTGACGATCAAGACGAGACGCTGTATTGGCGATCACTGATTGATAACTGGCACCGGGACTTCAGTAAGAAGCTGAAACTGTGGGCCACTCCTGGCGCTCAAGGAAATTCTGTTCTTTTCGATATGCGCATGTCTCAGCGTGGGGCTGTTCAGCGCAACCAGCTTTTCACGGAGGTTGCGATGCTGACAGCGCAAGAGATTGACGAGGATAGCGGGTTCCCTCATGACGGTTCCGTTGCGCTGCGAACTCACGTCCACAACGCCAAGCGCCGGCCGAATCAGTGGGGCTACTCCATTGGTAAGGCGTCGCGTGACTCCGCTCAGCTCGTTGACCTTGCGGTTTGCATGGTCGGCGCACGCATGGGCCGCGGAATTGTGCTGAACTCCGGCAAAGTCCGGCAGGGCAGACAGACAAAACGGAAGACGGTGATCCTGTGATCAATTCGGGCGCTGAGTTGGCTTTGGATCATTCTGATGCGGCTTTGTTGGCTGAGCTTTTGCAGGTGTGGGAGTCGAAGCGGGGCCGGAATCTTGTGCGGTCTGTTTATTATGACGGCAAGGCTGCTTTGAAGGATTTTGGGATTTCGTTGCCGCCTAAGATGCAGTCGATTGAGGCTGCTCTTGGGTGGGTTGCTAAGGGTGTTCATGCTGTCACGGATCGGTCTAAGTTTGAGGGTTTTGTGTCTACGGATGGCACTGAGGACCCGTTCGATTTGTCTGGGATTTTGTGGGATAACCGGTTTTTGGTTGAGTTCCCTGCGGCGGCGGTTTCGTCTGCGGTTCATGGCTGTTCGTTCTTGACGGTTTCTCAGGGTGACACTTCTGCTGGTGAGCCTGACGTGTTGGTTTTGCCTCGTGCGGCTGATAGTTCGGCTGCTATCTGGGACCGCCGGAAACGGGCGTTGAGGGGCTTCCTGTCGGTGGTTGAGGCTGACGCTTCCGGTCAGATCGGGCAGATGATCATGCACACCCCGGAAAAGGTTGTGACGTTGACGAGGGGTCAGCGTTCGTGGCGTGCTGATGTGCGCCGGAACCCGCTCGGTGTCGTGTCTGTTGCTCCCTTGGTTCACAAGTACGAGTTGAACCGGCCGCTGGGTCATTCGCGGATTACTCGTGCTGCTATGGGCTATGCGGATTCGGGGTTGAGGACGATTGTTCGTGCTGAGGTTTCGTCCGAGTTCTACTCCGCGCCTGAGTATTTCCTGTTCGGCGCTGACGTGTCTTCGTTCATCGGTAATGACAAGTGGGCGGCTGTCATGGGACGCATCAAGGCGATGGATGTTGAGGACGGCGAGGATAAGCCGGACCTTCATCGGTTTACGGGCGCGTCTCCGCAGCCTCACACGGACCAGTTGCGGATGTGGGCGAGCTTGTTTGCTGATGATCAGGATCTTGAGGTGAAGTTCGCTGATGCGTCTAACCCTTCTTCCGCGGACGCGATTTTCGCGGCTAAGGAAACGCTGATCACGACGACCCGTGACGCTAACGCGATGTGGGGTTATGGCGCCGTCCAGGCTGTGAACCTAGCGGTTCGCTTGCGTGATGGGCTGGACTCGACACCGGACGAGATGCGTTCGTTGTCTGCTCAGTTCACTGACCCGGCGATTGTTTCGCCGTCTGCTCGTGCTGATGCGTTCTCGAAGCTCGCTACGGGCATTGAGGGCTTCGGCGCTTCTGAGGTTGGCATGGAGTACGCCGGCCTGAGTCGTGAGCAGATTGTCCGGTTCACTGCTGATCGTCGGCGCGCTACTGCGGGCGCACGGTTGCAGAGTCTCGCCGCGGTTGTCCCTGAAACGCAGGAGGTTGCTGTAGATGTCGCTGCAACTCCTGAAGCAGTTTGAGAAGGCTAACGACGGCATAGCAACCCTGGTTGAGCGGGATCTTCTGGCGTTTTTGGCGTCTCTTGATCCCGCTCGGCCGGACGCTGTGAAGGCTGACCTGTTTGAGTTCGTCCCTGTTCTGATTGCACAGTATGGCGACATCGCCGCGACGGTTGCGGCTGATTGGTTCGATGAATTGCGGGCCGATGAGGGCGTCAGTGGGCGTTTCCGCGCACCACTTGCGCCGCTTGTGCCGGATGAGCAGGTGAATGCCCGGCTTGGCTACGCTACCCGAGCTAATGGGCCTCTCTACTCCGGTGCTTTCGATACGTTGGCGGCGTTTACCGCGATGATGGCGAATGAGTACGCCTTGCAGCCGGGCCGAGACACAGTCATCCAGGCGGCGCATAAGGACAGGGCTGCTTACGCCCGCGTCCCCGAGCGCGGCGCTTGCAAGTTCTGCCTGATGCTCGCCTCCCGCGGCTTTGTGTACTCGAAGGACACCGTGGGCGACTCGAAAAAGTTTCATGGCAAGTGCCGCTGTAACGCCATGCCGGTCTGGGATGAAACCCGCGCCCGCGTTGAGTACGGCTACGACCCTGATGCGCTGTATGACCAGTACCGCGCACTCCGGGACGCTGCCCCTTAAAAGTTTCCCGCCACTACTGGCGGGGTTAGCCCGCATGGGCATGTCATATCCGATTCCCTGAGATTCCTGCACAGGTTCGATGGGTGTTCCCGCATGGGAGAGGAAAAGTAATGAGTGAATCAGTCCCCGAGGGTGCTACCGAGGCTGCTGCCCCAGTGATCGAGGCTCCTGCACAGGAAATCGACTGGAAGTCCATGGCCCGCAAATGGGAATCCCAAGCGAAGGCCAATAAGGACGCTGCGGACAAGCTTGCGCAGATCGAAGAGTCGAAGAAGTCTGAGACTCAGAAGCTCCAGGAACAGATCGCGCAGTATGAGCAGCGCGCAACGCAGGCAGAACGCGACCGGGAACGGCTCGCGGTCATCGCTAAGCATGGCATCCCCGAGGAATACCACGACCTCGTTCACGGTACCGATGCCGAATCGCTGTCGGCATCCGCCGAAAAGGTCAAGGCACTCATTACAGCGAACGCTCAGCCCAAGAATGAGGCGTCGTTCGTGATCCCCAGCGAGGGCGGAAGCCCGGCACTGG